CCCGCAAGAATTTTACCAAAGACAGGTAAAGATGATGACATTGATTATAATTATGCCCGTGAAAATTACTACAATTTAATCGAAAGAAATCAAGACGCAGTAGAAGAGATGTTAGAGATTGCTAAACAATCCGAACACCCACGAAGTTTTGAAGTTGTCGGTCAATTAATCAAAGCTGGATTAGACGCAAATGAAGCATTGATGAAACTACATAAAACCAAAAAAGAATTAAGTATAGAAAAGGGTGGTGGTGATGTTAATGTCAATAACGCAGTATTTGTGGGATCCACCGCCGAATTGCAAAAGTTATTGAAGTCTAAGAGAACTTAATGGCATCCGAAAATTATTTAGGAAACCCCAACCTCAAAAATGTTGGACAAAAAATAGAATGGACAGAGGAAACCCTTACTGAATACATGAAGTGCAAGGAAGACCCTGAACACTTCATACGGAATTTTGTCAAAATTATTCATGTAGATAAGGGACTTGTACCATTTGAGATGTATGATTATCAAAAGGATATGATTCATAAGTTCAATGATAATCGTTTTGTGATTTGTAAAATGCCTAGACAGACTGGCAAATCAACCACTATCATCGCATTTCTTCTTCATTATGTTTTGTTTAATGAAAGTGTTAATATTGCTATTCTCGCCAATAAAGGATCGGTAGCAAGAGAACTTCTTTCTAGATTACAACTTGCATATGAACATCTACCTAAGTGGGTACAGCAAGGAGCGGTTGTATGGAACAAGGGTAATATTGAAATAGAGAATGGATCTAAGGTTATCGCCGCAGCAACTTCTAGTTCTGCAGTCCGTGGTAGTTCTTTCAATATTATTTTTCTTGATGAGTTTGCTCACGTTCCACAAAACATAGCAGAACAATTCTTCACTTCTGTTTATCCTACAATTTCTTCTGGTGAATCGACCAAGGTACTTATTGTTTCAACTCCACTTGGATTAAATATGTTTTATAAAATGTGGATAGAAGCAGAAGAAAAAAGAAGTGATTATGTTCCAATTGAAGTACATTGGTCAGAGATGCCGGGAAGAGATGGTAAATGGAAAGAAGAAACAATACGTAATACTTCTGAAGTGCAGTTCACTCAAGAGTTTGAATGTGAATTTGTAGGATCAACATATACACTAATTGCTCCATCAAAACTCAGAACGATGGTGTTTAAAAGTCCGATTCACAGTAATAACAATTTAGATGTATATGAAGAACCAAAGAAAAATCATACTTATGCACTCGTTGCTGATACTGCTCAGGGAAAAGGTGTAGATTATTCAGCATTTGTAGTCTTTGATGTTTCTGAAATGCCGTACAGACAAGTGGCTAAATATCGAGATAATACTATTTCTCCTATGTTATATCCAAACGTAATTTATAATGTAGGAAATAAATATAATCAAGCGCATGTTTTAATTGAGGTTAATGACATTGGAAGTCAAGTTGCTGATGCCTTGCATCATGACCTGGAATATGAAAACATTATGATTATTACAATGAGAGGAAGAGCAGGTCAACAAATTGGTGGAGGATTCGCGAAAAATATTCAGTTAGGAATAAGAACAAGTAAACAAATTAAGAGAATTGGGTGTGCTACTTTAAAGGATTTAATTGAACAAGAACAATTAATTATTCCAGATTTTGATACTATCAAAGAACTTACAACTTTTGCTTTACAGAATAATACGTATCGAGCAGAAGAAGGTTCTCATGATGACCTAGCAATGACTTTAGTAATATTTGGATGGTTAGTTCAACAAAGATATTTCAAGGAGATGACAAATATGGATATAAGAAAAAAAATGTGGGAAGACCAAATGGAAACTCTGGAACAGGACATGCTACCATTTGGAATTATAGATGATGGGTTAGAAGTTGAAACTTTTGTAGACAATGAAGGTCAAACATGGGAAGTGGACGATTCTAGGAGATTGTATTACTAAAGGGATCTATATCCCCAAAATTAACTTCAGTAGGGGGATTGTTAATTTCTTTAATTAAATTATTAATTTTATTAGACAAATCAGGTCTTTCTTTTTTAAGTCTGTTTAGAAAATTGATGGAACCTGTAATTAATTGGTCCGGATGAATAGTTAATCTTTTTCCTATTCTTCTTTTATTGGATACTTCAAGATGTTTAGGATTTACACAAGAGGGATTGAAGCAAGTTTGAGTTACTACTTCACTAGGTGTTAATTCACCTCGCATTCCGGAAATATCAGAAAATTTGCCGTACATCATAAATGCATATCTACTGGCGGGTATAGTTTGACCCATTACAGAAAACATTCCATGGCCTGTCTTATTTTTAGAAGCAAGCCAGATATGACACTCTGTATGTTTTTCAGAACGATCAACTTTTTTAAGAAATCGTTCTTTTATTTTTTCGTTCTCTATTAATTTATATTTGTCTTTGGTCATTAGCGGAGTTCCTTATATTTATGATATTACTTTATATTTATGGTTTTAGAGAATTGAAAAACAATAAATACTTTCAATATGACGCATTGTGGTCATAATAAAAATAATAATATTTTACAATTTAATTTTACAGGAGAGATAAGATGCCTTTTACAATTAGCCCAGGCGTTGTAACCAAAGAAATTGATCTTACTGCCGTTGTTCCTGAAATATCCATGACAGAAGGTGCTATTGCAGGACCTTTTAAATGGGGACCAGCAGTATGGAGAACAACCGTATCTAATGAAACAGAAATGGCAAGTGTCTTTGGAAAACCCAACGCTGCTACATACAAAACATGGTTTACTGCTGCAAGTTATCTCGCATATTCGGGAAGTCTTAAAGTAGTTCGTGCGATTGGAACAGACGCAAATAATGCAGCTATGACAACTGCATTACAAGTAAGAAATAATGAACATTATGAGAATACATACGACCCAGACATGGGCGGATCACAAATCACCTCTGCTGGAGCATTCATTGCAAAATATCCAGGAGATCTTGGAAACACATTAAGAGTTTCCATGTGTGGTGCTACAAGAGCAAACACTAATGCAGACGGAACACTTAACAGTAATACAGATATTTCACCTACTGCAACTTCTGCAGTAGTGAGTGGTACTGCTCTTACTGGAGTAGGTACAACTTTTTCGAATGATGTTGCTGTTGGTGATGTTCTCTTTTTCGATTCTAAATACTGTGTAGTTGAAACTGTTACATCCAATACAGTTTTGGTTGTTACAGCTGCTGCAAATATGGCCAATACTGGTGCCTATACTGTGAGAAAAAGATCAGCATTTGGTCAACCAGCAACAGACATGATAGGAACTTGTGCAGCTTCAGCTAATGGAACCACAATAACAGGAACAGATACAAGCTTTCTCACTCAATATACTGTAGGTGATCTTGTTAAACTTGTTGGAACCAATGAAGAACGTAAAGTTTCGGCAATTACATCTGGAACTGTAATGGTCGTATCAGTACCTTTTGTCAAAGCAGCTGCTGCTAATACACATTCACGTAGATGGGAATATGCAGATGCATTTGATAGTGAGCCTACTACTTCACCTCATGCCAAACGAAATGGTGGTAACTATGATGAGATTCATGTTGTTATAGTTGATGAAGATGGTGATGTTACCGGAGCAAATAATACAGTTCTGGAAACATATACAGGATCAGTTGCCGGTGGATCTAAAGGTGAAGACGGTCAAAGTATTTTCTACAAAGATCTAGTTAACAGAGGTTCAAAGTATCTTCGTTGGATGGATCATCACGCAGATGGTGATGCAGATGTCCTTCTTGGTGGTGGAACAACCGCTTGGGGTGGAGTCGCATCCGGAACATTTAATGGTAAGGGAATTATCGTTTCTGGAAGTCTAACTGGTGGAACTGCAGGAACTGCAGCAACCGCTGGGAACATTCAGACAGCTTTGGATGAATACAAAAACGCAGAAGTAGTAGATGTTACTCTTCTGATGACAGCCGATGCAGATGCTGCAACTCAGATTCACGCAATTAACAATATTGCTGAATATCGTAAAGATTGTGTTGCATTTGTTTCACCATTACAAGCAAGTGTTGTTAATAACTCTGGAAGTGAAGTTGATTCAATTACAACTGACCGAAACAACCTACCAAGTTCATCCTATGCCGTTATGGATTCAGGATGGAAATACATGTATGACAAGTACAATGATGTTTATCGATATGTTCCATTGAATGGTGATATCGCTGGATGTTGTGCTTTCACAGATGGATCACGTGACCCTTTCTGGTCACCTGCTGGTTTGGACCGTGGTAATATTCGTAATGCCATTAAACTTCCTTTTAATCCAAATAAAACGCAAAGGGATTCCATTTATAAAATAGGTGTCAATCCTGTTACGGCGATGCCTGGAAGTGGAATTCTTCTTTTCGGAGATAAAACACTATTAGCAAAACCAAGTGCGTTTGACCGTATCAACGTACGAAGGTTGTTTATCCTTCTGGAAAAATCAATTGCTAATATGGCAAAATCGTTCTTGTTTGAATTCAATGATGAATTTACCAGGTCACGATTTACTTCAACTGTTGTTCCTTTCTTATCAGATATTCAAGGAAGACAAGGTATCCAAGATTACGCAGTTATTTGTGACGATAGTAATAATTCACCGGAAGTTGTTGATCGTAACGAATTCCGTGGTGATATCTATGTTAAACCTTCTCGCTCGATTAACTTCATTCAATTGCAATTTGTTGCGGTTCGTTCTGGAGTTGAATTTAGTGAAATTATTGGA